CAAGTTTATGCATAATAAAAAAGGCCCTTTCGGGCCGTTTCTATTTTAGTTCCTAACTAAGTACTTGACTCAGTACTCTAACTTTTCTTCTGATTCTTCGTTTTATGCGTACCAGTTTTATCACCACCTTTCTTATCGGAACCTCTATTACGAGATTCTCGTTTCTTTTCACTTGCCCTTGATCTACGACTACGACCACGACCCTGTTCACCAATTTTGATATTTTTTCTTGAGAAAAATCTTTTTCTCCCAGAAGATTCCATCAATTTGTTAAAATTCTCATCTCCAATAGTTTTTTTCAATTGCATATTGAACCGTTGTTTTACCCCTTTGGTATTTTTCGATTCATGGATATCATGCAATGCCCGTGAATAAACATCTCTTGCCCTAACAAATGTATTATCGTCTAATTTCAACACAAATGTGGTATGAAACCACATATTCTGATAATAACCCAAAACAGTCTCCCAATGAAACCTGCGTTCTGAACCATCATATTGTTTATGTTCTTGTCGTCTACGATCTTCACGTTCTGCATCTGCAATAGTTACACCACCTGCAAATATCATTCCCATAATTATAGCAATTGCGATTCCACTCCACAAACTTCTCGTTTTCATTCAATTCTCCTTAATATAAAATTTCCCTCTACTATATTAGACAAGTGAAACTCCATTTTGTTCGTTTTATTTTTGGGTTTTAATCAGGTAGGAATGAAGGGGGGGAGCAGTGTGGTGGATTGCTCCCCCCCTTCATTACTATTTAGGAACCACTATTTGCAAGTTTCTCAAAGTAGTCCATCGTATCCCCTGTATTAGAAGACACATCATCGGATTTAGTGACGACAGGATCAGCAGACTTAGGTGCAGTAAACTTCTCTCCAGAACCGAACTTCTCTACATCAAACTGTGTATCCGTATCCTCTACCAAACCAAGAACTTTTTCCATCTTAGTTTTCAGTTCATCATAAGGTTTAAACTGATCCTCTGCAATCAACTCAACTAGACTATGAACTTGGTTATAGATTTCCTCAAGTGCATCGTCATCGAACTCACCCAATGTAGAAGGTGAATCGAATTCAGACTTATCATAATTCACAAATCCATCTAACATTCGGATTTTCAATTTGAAATCTGCACCACCCCATAAGTCAAATGGATTCATTGAACTCTCATCCTCAAAATCAGGATTCATTGCCTCATTAAGTTTATCAAAAATCTTCTTTCCATAACGATATAGGAAAACTTTTCCTTCGTTTTCTGGATGTGCAGGATCTTTGATCACATAAATGTTGGAAATGTGACTCAAACGCCGTTTCTGTTTACGGGCTTGGTCTTTACCATCCTCAGTTCCATTGTTCCAGAGTTTAGTATTGAACTCACTAACTGGATCTTGTTTATTCAAAGTGGTCAATGAATTCTCAATGTACCAACCACCTGGTCCTTGAAAACCATGATTCCACAATCGAACCCAAGGCATATCCTCACCATCACGTTGTGGTAGGAATCGGATAACTGCATAACCGTTACCAGATTTATCACGTTCAGGTTTCCAATACCGATCATCCTCATAACCTTTCTTATCAGGATCCTTCAGTTTGGTAGCTTCTTCTTTAAGTTTACTCATCAGATCTTTCTGATTTCGTTTCAAAGTTGCAAACGACATATTCGTATTCTCCTTATTTTGTATAGCTTTGTATTCTAAGTATTCAGTTTTTTGGAAATGTCAAGCATTTCCTTCTTGTATTCGTCATAATTGATGTTCAAAAGTACAGAGTACTTCATAGATAACAACTTCAATTTCTCCCAACGTGGATCATCTAGCTCCTCATCATATTTATCAAATATTTCATTGTTTGACAACTGATTGAGTATGATAAGTGTTTCCCATGCAACTTTTTTCTGATTCACATATTCCAACAAAAGTGGATTTTTCCCACCCTTACTAAAAAAGAATTCAGTTCCATTAGAATCATTCACCAAAGTCTCAATATCCTCACGAAATACATACGTCATAGACTGTATTCGTTTTTTCCAATTCTTATAGATCTCATGTGAATCCAACTTCCACAATCCACCATGATGATCCCCATTTACAAAATTTGAAAGAAATGCATCCCGTAATTCATCCTCTGTTGAATACATTCTTTCCCATTCAGCCAACACCTCCTGTCTATTATCCTCTCGACCTTGTTGTATATGTCTATAAAAGGATTCTTTCTTCAATCTTTTACGAACACCATAATAATCTCTTTCAGTTCGTAAGTTCTTTTTATTAAACCAAACATACATTGGACACCAAACTCTAAAGGCTTTATATCCAGGTATATACTGGTTTTCCACCATATAGGTGGCAAACTTATCTGTCATATTGGTAACATACCATCATTGGGTAGAAAGTTCAATAATTTAGCTTCATAGAACAACTTATCTCTAAGTTCATTGGTAATCAATTTCGGAACTATTTCTGTCTCTATTTCATTACGAGTACAATATTCCAATATACCATCAATGAAAGATTCTATTCCACATTCCTCCATCAAACTCTCCACCCCTGATTCAAACTGAATTGGGGTTGGTATGTTCTTCAACTCCAAAAATTCTTCTTCAGTTATATTCATGATTCATCCTGTATAAAATAGTCTTACTTATACAGCTGCAATTTCCGTACCAAGTTTAGTGATTTTGTAGAAGTTGGAATATAGTTTGTGACAAAGACTGTGCCTGTGCCATCATTGCCAATGCTGTTTGTTGTTTAATTTGATTTATTGACATATCAGTGATTTCTTTCGCCTCATCCAATGCAGTCAAACTATTTTTGTTATTTTCTGTTCGTAGAATCATACCTTCTAAGTTAGTAATAGTGAAATCAAACCTACGAATGGATGCACCAATATATGCTTGTTGAGCAGTCAAATCTTCTAATGCCATGTCAAGTATTTCAACTGCACCAGCTGCATTTGAACCATCATCAATATCAGTATCTGTGATTGCTGTAATACCATCACCATCATCAACCTGATCACCCAATACACTAGCAGATGCATCACCTAATGATAATTGAACCTGTTCATTAGGATCATCATTGATACCAATTGCAACGGTCTTGTTCATAAAAGTTCCATCTAGTAATTCAATACCATTGTACTTGGTAGTCGAAACTACAAAATCAACTTCCTCAATTAACTGGTCATACTCAGCAGAAAGGATTGTCCGTTCCTCTTGAGTAATAGTATCGTTTGCGGATTGAATACCAATTTCCTTCAGACGTTCAACAATAGATCTGACTTGAGCAATTCCAGTATCAGCAGTCAATAAAAGATCTTGTGAATTCTTGACGTTCCTATTTGCCTGTTCCAATGCAGCTATCTTATTGGTCATTCGGACGACTGATGCCGAATCAACACTATCATCACTGAAATTCGGAATTCTCGAACCACTAGAAATCTTCTCTACGTTCTTCTCAATATCTTCTGTTGCCCTTTTGTAATTGTCGTATGCATTGAGCATTGCACGTTGTAAACCTTGAATCATTTGTTTCTCCTATAAAAAAAGTGTATACTTATATATCGGCATTTTCCAGGAAAACTTTAGGCCTTTTTTCACTTTTTTTCAATTTATTTTATACTCCATATTGGAAGTTCCCGAAACCATGCAACTATTTTTTGCCATCTAGTCAATGGAATCAATTCTACTTCCTCATCCACGAATTCCCACTTTATTGCTGGCCCCTTCACCCCCTTAAATACTTTCTGTCGTTCAAATTGTTTGGTTTTAGGTTTACCCCTGTAATGACTTGAATTCATGTACCTCTCCCTAAATCAGTCCTAACTGTCTATGTGGTAATCCCATAGAAATCTCATCCTTAGTCCACTGTGCATATGCAAGATTGTATGCCCATTGTTTTCTAACTTCCATAGTCGGGAAATACGGATCATCTATCATATTAATATTGTGATTAGCCAACCCATAAACCATAGAATCCTCACTAAATGCAAAAACTGGAATTCCTTCGATTATTGATTCAATCCCACAGGTAGAATTAAAAATAACACAAACCTTTGTGTCCATAAGTTCCTCTTTGAAAGATTTATTGCATGAAATAGGAACATCAGATGATACAAAGTTACAACCATCACCAACAAATGTATTTGCAAACATACCAGTAGTATCGTATGGTGATGGTCTATAGACAACATTACCATAAAATTTAACAGATTCTATCATCTCACTACACCACTTATTGAAATTTATATGTTGTACCTTTGCATCATCCACTATTTGACCAATGACCACTATATTATCCCCACCAGACAAATTATTAAACTCCACTTCAAGTTCATCCCATCTATCAGATGGACTGTTATCATTCATGAAATCAGCATTACCATTCATCCCATCCCAACCAACAGAATAATAAGTACGTCTTTTCACAAACCCCAACTCAACAATCAATTTCCTACCTGTGTGTTCCTTCCAAATCTCCCGTATTAAACGACCTCTATGTCTTGAAAGTTTATCAATACCATAAGTAACAAGAACATCACATGGTTGATATCCTTCCCTCAAATCTATCATGGGTACATCCAAAGGAACATTAAATGAATCAAGTATATCCTTGTGAAATTTAGCAGTATGTGAATAAAATATTTTTATATTTTGCATTTGATTTGTGGTGGCTTCTTATATCACATCGGTGAGCCACCAAACCTTCCTATATTTGCTTGGATCATATAGACACTTGGAAATATAGTAGGGGATTCTGTTGACAGGTTCCCCATTGACCCCGACCAGCCTAATTAGGCAGCCATTTGTAATTCATAATCGTTTCCAATTATTAGTTTGTAACATTTTCGTTTGTTACCAACGTCATACCCTCATCTCCACCATCGTCATACCTGTCGAATCCATTACACCCCCATAATGGTGGAGGTGAGGGGAATCGAACCCCTGTCCAGTGTACCGACAACTTTGATTAATAACGGTTATGAACTCTTTACTTATACAGCTGCAATTTCCGTACCAACTTTAAAGACTAAAACTCTATACAATCCCCTACCTATCGTAATTGAACATATTAACATCTACAAACAACTGTTGGAAATGATACTCCGAATTCCTATCCAACCCGACTGCTTCTGGTGTATCCACAAACACCGATTTAAATTTCTTGTCATAGCCAAGTTTCTTGTATAGGTTGTATTCACCGTTCAAATCATCATCAAAATCTTGTATGGATTCAAATTCATCTGGATCATTAACATCAATTCCCCAAGTTTCATCTGCATACTTCAATATATCCACCCGAATCATATGGACTTCCTTGATCTCTATATCCACCAACGAAATTTCATTCCACCTCGATCTCT